CGCAGATGCCGTGCCGCAGCCGCCGGAGCGGTGCTTAAGCCGTCAGGCGGGAATGGTGCGGTGTTGCCATAAATTTGAAACGTGCTTTGTTTTCAATTCGGAACAGATGGATTCCTTCGCCAGCGGAAAACAACGATCGCGCTCAAATATCATCCAGATGCTGGAACGATGGATGCTGTAACCATTACATAGCGTTTATAGTGGGACTGCAAAATAGTAAAAAGTGGATTCCCTGAAAGTTGATTTGCGAAAAAGCTATAAAAGTGTGTACTTAAAATAATAAAAGCCGTAGACTCTAACGAATCTGCGGCTTTTATTTTGGTCGAGGTGACAGGACTCGAACCGATACGGCGCGAAATGACGTTAAAATATCACGTTCATAATTCTGCACAGCTATGCTTTTTATTTGCGCTTTTGTTCTGCTGTGAGAGCAGGGCAGAGTATAGGAAAATACAAAAGTGCGGTAAAAAGTGCGGTACCGGCCCGCCGGGCAAAGCGGCAGAATCAGGCGTTTTTCAACACCTGCAGGAACACGCCGTTCACGGCCTGGGCGGTGTGGGCGGCGTCGCCGGTCAGGGTGTGGGAATATACGCCGAATGTGTCCATGTCAGCGCTGTGGCCCACAAGCGCCTTAACTTCCCCGGCGGGCAGCGTTTTAACCACAGACACAAATGTGTGGCGCAGTTCGTACAGGCTGCAAGGCGTCAGGCCATTGGCCGCGCAGTAGACTTTCCAGCGCTTGTAATAATGCGGTTCGCTGGTGATACGGAACACACTGCCGCGCCTTCCTGTGGCGTCCTGCTGGGCATCCAGAACCCGCCGGGCTAGAGCGGACACAGAGAAAGAGCGTACCGCGTTTTCGTTCTTGCCGCGCGTCTGTTCGCCTTTGATGTTGACAGACCGGCAGATGTGGACGGTATCGCCGTGGATGTCTGCCCAGTCAAGACCGATGACTTCCCCAGGGCGCAGTCCCGTGAGAACCTGGAAGCGGTAGGCGTTTATGTATTCATCTTCCACGATCTGCCCGCGGTATGTGGTAGTATCCACACTGAACAGCTTTACCAGGTCAGAGGGCTGCAAGACCTGTTTGCCTTTGTACCGCGCCCCGGCGGGTATGCGCAGCGATTCCGGGTTGAACGTGGACAGCTTGCACAGGCGGCAGTATTTGAAGAAGGACCGCATGTCCGCGCACAGACTTTTGAGCGTTTTCTTGCTCTTGCCGGCTGCATAGGCTTTGTTCACAACTTCCTGCACGTCCTGTTCTGTCAATGAGGTAATGCGCTTGCTGCCGATCATGGGCAGAATCCAGATCTTCCAGCGGCTTGCAATGTTGCTGCAGTTGCCCGCGCTGGTCGTTTCCTGCATTGTGGCGAACCAGCGCGGATACAGGGCGGCCACACGTTCCCCGCGTGGGTTTATGCCGTCATCTAACCAGGCATCGGCTTTGGCATTGGCTTCCCGCTGTCCGGTGCGGCCCGGCGTGCTGCTGTAAAAGCTCTTGCGCTTGCCGTCCTGCTGCACATCAATGCGCCACATTTTGCCCGTCCAGCGGGCTGTATTCGTGCGTTTTCCCATAAAATAAAACCTCCTTGGGTATAGCTTGAAAAGCCTGCCCAAAGAGGGTATAATACTACTGTCTGGGTGGTATTGTCCCTGTGGGCAAGCTATCTATTCAAAACCGTTCCCGGTTGCCGCCGGGGACGGTTTTTTCTTTTTGTGGTGAGGTGATCGGCGAATGTCCCGCGCGCGTATCGTGGTGCATTATTCGCGGGTGCACTTTGCCAGGCTTTGTTCAGGCTTCAAGGTGCATACAAATGCGGACATCCCCGCGCGCGTGAGGTTGACGGGGGGTAAGTCTGGCTTACCCCCCGTCAGAGCGCACCGTCTTCCCGGCGGTACTCTGGAACCTTGGAAAGGTCTTCCACAGCTACAGCAGCTTTTTCCGCCCCGGTGTGGTTTAGCGTGGAAAAGGCTTCAATCATGCGGTAATACTGTGGGGTTTCTTGGCCGTAGCGCATACGGATCTGATTTATATCTTCTGCAAGAATTTCCGTTGCTGTGTCGAAGTCCGCTAGATCAATGACTGAAACATTCAACGCTGCTGCAATTTTTTTTAGTGTTTCGATCTTGGGCTTGATTTTTCCTGACTCATATTTACGAATAGCAGAATCTGCCATACCGCATTTTTCGCCAAGTTGCTTTTGAGTAAGTCCCGCATTAAGGCGGGCTTGCTTCAAAGTATCGCCAATAGTCATAATACACCTCCTTGCACGATTATAGCAGAGTAATGACGCAAAGTCCAGACCAAAAAATATCTACTTTTTGCATTGACAGACCTGTTTGTGTCTGCTATAATGCGTATATAGACCAATATTGGTCTGAATCGAAAGGAGGTAAACGCGAAATGAAGATTGACAAAAACAAACTTGCCATTGCGTTGGCGCGGAAGTGCTGGAACCAGCGGACGCTGCGCGACAACGGCCTGATTTCCAGCCAAACGCTGCGCAACGTCAACGCGGGCAAGGAAGTCTTGCCGGAAACCGCCGGGAAGATTGCCCGCGCCCTGGGTGTGGATGTAACCGAACTTTTGACAGATTCTTGAAATATGTCGAAGTGCAGAGCAGGCTATATACCCAAGGAATGAAGTTATATCCCCCCACCACAGAAAAGCGCCGTAACCATCAAAAAACAGGACTTCCCGCGCATTTAAGAGTGAAAGCAGAAAGGAACTTGAAAAATGATTTACTTAACCGATGAAATCGCAATGACTGCCGATTCTATGCAATACATTGTCGGCAAGCCGGTGCAGCGCCCCGGCAAAGGGGTTGAGATGCAGAACCCGAAATATTACCGCAAACTAAGCGCCGCCTTGCAGCAGGCCGTTGCCGATTGCGTCCGCGCTGGTGTAGCAAATGACCGTGTCACCGAACTGCGCCAGATTGTGGCGGAACAGGCCCGGCTTGAACAAGAGTTCAGCGAGAAATTGAAAGGGGTGTATGTGTGATGTACAGACCATTCTACAATCTGCGCGTGCGTTTCGCCCAGTGCGAGATGTCGCAAAATGAAGTTGCCCGCGCGGCCGGTATGGCGTCCAGCACCATGACGGCCAGGATGCAGGGCAAGCAGCCCTTTGACGCCTGGCAGATGGAAGCCATTGCCGAAGCGCTGAAAATCCCGCCGGAGGAATACAACAAGTATTTCTTTGACCGCCGCAAGGGGGCCTGAAACAGATGCGTGACTACGTTGACGAGTACGAGGAAACCCCACCGGCAGAATTTGAGTTCAACGAGCCTTGCGAGGTGGAGGACGATGGGTTGCCGCCCTGTGAAAACCTAGCCGATGCAATCTTAATGAATCCGCCGCTTAAAAGCGAACTGATTGACGGCGTGCTGCGCAAAGGCCACAAATTGCTGTTGGCTGGCCCCAGCAAGGCAGGCAAAAGTTTCGCCCTGATTGAGCTGTGCGTCTGCATCGCAGCGGGCAAGCCCTGGCTGGGGCGCTTCCGTTGCGAACAGGGCAAGGTGCTATATGTCAACCTTGAACTGGACAAGGCTTCCTGTCTGCACCGCTTTAAGGACGTATGCGATGCTTTGGAGTTCTCACCGGATGATTTGCAAAGCCTGCACAATATACGTGTTTGGCACTTGCGCGGCCATCCTGTATCATGGGAGCACTTCCTTGACCTAATCTGTCGCAGGGTAAAAAAACGCGGTTTTGACGCTGTTATTATTGACCCGTTTTACAAGCTGAACGCGGGCTGTGAGAACAATGCGCAGTCCATAGCGCAGTTCTGCAATGGTATTGACCGCATTGCCGCTGCTGCTGATTCTGCCGTGATTTACTGCCACCACCACAGCAAGGGCGATCAATCGTGGAAGTCCAGCATGGATCGCGCCAGCGGTTCCGGCGTGTTTGCACGCGATGTAGACGCGCTGCTGGATATTACCGAGTTAGAGCTACCGCCAGACCGCCGCCGGGATGGTGTCACAGCCTGGCGCATTGAGGGAACGCTGCGCGAGTTCGCCAGCTTCGACCCGGTAGACGTGTGGTTCAACTATCCCATCCACGTGCTGGAACACTTCGACCCGGCGGAAAACGTAGCCCCACACGCCCAGCTGCCCGCCCACCAGCGCGCCATGAACGCCCGCAAGAGCAAAGAGCAAAAGCTGCGCGAACGCCATCACCGCCTAGAAGCCGCCTTTGATATTCTGGAAAGCAGCGGCGAACCGGTCACGGTGCGAACCTTGGCGGAATATTTGGGGGTAAGCAAGCAAACCATCTGGAACATGATAGACGAACATACCGCCTTTACACGCGACCGCAAAACCGGCACGGTAACGCGTCAGGCCAGGGGGTAAGTGTAGGGGGTAAAAAAACAGAAAATTCCGCTATGAAAAATCCCAAAACAGGGGGTAAAAAAACACTATTATATATAGACAAAAAGTTATGTATGTTTGTGTACCCTGTATAGTAGCCTAAAGGCTGCTACTATACAGGGCACCCACACAAACACCCGCCCTATTTTTTGAGATGAAGAAAAAAGCCGAAAACAAGAAAGCCGCTTCGAGTGCGACCAACACCCAGAGCGGCGGACGGTAAAGCGTTTAGCACACGCGGATTTACCGCCCTTAGTATAACCGATACGGAGGGAAAAAGCAATGAAAACTGAAAAGACCATCAACTTGACCGCCTACGTGGTGGAGTACATCGACCAGCGGGAGCCGAAGCCCCGCACCGTGCGCACCGAAACCGTCGTACTGGACGGCGGGAAGATCAGCGCCTTGAACCGTCTGGACATGAACCCCGGCGGGTACATCTGCCGCGAGTTTGAGCACAGCGGCTACACTGTGGCCAGCGTCCACAAGGGCGAGACCATCGCCGCCCACGTTGACCTTGCAGACCTGTGGCAGCAGACTGCCGCCCAGATTGAACGCGACCGCCTGAAAATCCAGCTGCAAGCCGCGCTGGAAGAGCTGAACAGTCAGGGGGTGGAGGTATGAGCGCCCCGGCTATGCTGACCGCCCGCGAAGCGTATGATTTGATTCACGATTCTGAACCCCTGCCCGGCGGTACCTATGCGTTTTGTTATGACGTGCTTGACCTGTGGGGAGCCAAGCCAGTAAACAAGGAAAGCGAAACCAACCTTGTGTTTATGCTTTCGTCCGTATTTGCGGCCGGCATGGAATATGCTCACCGGGAAGGGGGTACTGCTAATGCTGATCGGAACGTATGAGGGCAAGACCATCCACTGCTACCATATCGGCGGCAAAGAATACTATGTGCGGCGCGGGCGCGAGTTTGTAGCAGCCTGGGATAAGCGCACGGACGTTGTTGTGGTTCTAGCCCCGGCGGGCATGAGCTACCACCAGGCAGCGCTTGAAGCCGCTGCAGGTATGGAAAGAGGCGAATATATTTGAAAATCAAGATTACCTACACGGAAGCAGAAAAGGCCCTGTTTGAGCGCACCCGCGCCGAGCTGCTGCAGACCGTACCAGACGCCCGGCAGCATGAAAGCACAGCCCCCGGCGGCGTGACGGTGTGGTACATGACCACTTGCAAAAAGCCGCGTTCTGTGGTAAAATAAAAATATCACAGAGTACCGCCAATAGGTAAGCCACACAGGCGCAGGGAAAGGTTAAAGCCTTTTCTTGCGCCTGTTTTTTGTGCGGTTTGTCTTTTGCCTCTCTTTCCGCTTTTCGGTTTTTCCGGGTGTCCTCCAGGGCTTTAATCTTTCCCTGTGTTTATGTGACCGGCCCACGTTGCACCAAGGACGCGGCCACGGCGGCACAAATCCACCCCACGGCGGGGGTAACAGCCGGGAAAGGAAAACTTACATGGACAACACCACAAACACCACGCAGGGCGCCCAGAGCGCCCAGCAGAACACAGCCGAAGCGCAAACCCAGCAGACCAACGCAAACCCGGCGGGAACAGGGGGCAAGACATTTACCCAGGAAGAAGTCAACCGCATTGTAGCGGACCGGCTTGCACGCGAACGCAGCAAGGCCGCGCCGGAACAGACACCGGACCCCCTGGCCGAACGCGAAAAAGACCTTGCAGCCCGTGAACACGCCATGCAGTGCCGTGAGCTTGTGGCCGGTAACAAACACTACCCGGCCCAACTGCTTGACGTGCTGGATACCAGCAACTTTGATGCGTTCAAAAACCAGGCGGACAAACTGCTTGCAGCATTCCCCAACATCGCAGGGGATGCGCCGCGCATTGTCTTTACCCGGCCCGGCAACCCGGCGGCGATTTCTTCCAGTAATGCAATCGGTGAAGCGTTTCGGCATCACTGAAAGGATGAATAATAATGGCTATTTCCCTTGCAACAAAATTTTCCCCGTACACTGATGAACAATTCAAAGCTGAATCTAAACGCGCCCTTTTGACTAATCAGGATTTTGATTGGACGGGCGCGCACACGGTAAAGGTGTACAAGATCAGCACCGCAAAGCTGACGGATTACGGCCGCACCGGCCCGGAGGAAGGCAATTTTAGCCGGTTTGGCTCTATTGAAGATCTGAACGCGACCACCCAGGAAATGACCCTGAATAAAGACCGTTCTTTTATCTTCAACATTGACAAACTGGACGAAGACGAAACCGTTCAGCAGGTGCAGGCAGCCTCCGCCCTTGCGCGTGAACTTCGTGAAGTTGTCATTCCCGAAGTTGACACTTACACCTATGACAAGATGTGCAGCCTGGCAGGCACCAAGCCCACCGCCAAGGCCCTGACCGCTGAAAACATCTATGATGAGATTCTGGCAGCTTCCCAGACCTTGGACGATGCGGAAGTGCCGGAAACGGACCGCGTGCTTGTTGTCACCCCGGCAACCTACCAGCTGATGAAGAAGAGCAAGGACATTATCCTTGAAACCGACATCGGCGAAGATATGCGCCTGCGCGGCGTGATCGGCAACCTTGACGGCATGAGCGTGCAAAAGGTCCCCGCAAACCGTTTGCCCGAAAAATTCGGCTTTATGGTTGCACACCCGTCCGCTACCGTTGGTCCGGTCAAGCTGGAAGACTACAAGATTCACACGGACACGATCTACAGCAGCGGCGCGGTAGTTACTGGCCGTATCTGCTATGACGCGTTTGTGCTGGACAACAAAAAGACCGGTATCTATTATCAGGCCACCACCTGATTAAAGCGCAAAAGCGCGCGGGTTTACAGCCTGCGTGCTTTTCTTGTTTATGGGGAGGATTCAATGGAGACTGTGAACACCGCCGATCAGCAGGCCACAAACGCAGCACTTGCCGCCTTGGCAGCCACCGGCAACAGTTACGCCCTGGCCCAGCTGTGGGAGCTGAACAAGGGGCTGCTGCGCTCTATGTTCTGGAAGTGGTACCCGGCCCACAAGGCCCTTGCAGACGCCCACGGCCTGACTGCTGACGACTTTGAACAGGAAGGCTTTTTTGCTGTCCAGCACGCGGCCCAGACATACGACCCAGCCGCCGGGACGTTTGCAAACTGGTTGATACAGACCCAGCGGCGGCAGATACAGCGCGCCTTGACC